CCTAAGGATGTAGTTAAAGAAAGACCTGTTAAAGAAACTGTACTTGTATTTTCTCCCCAATCATTATCTCCCCACGCATCTCTACCCCAACCGGCAACATTGCCAGCGTAAGCTAAAGTACCTAATGAGGATGTTGAAGAAACTCCGGTTAAAGAAACTGTAATGGTATTAGATTCCCAGGCGTTCTGCCCCCACGCTACTGAAGGACTATCACCACCCCAAATTGATGCCATAAGGAAGAACTCCTTATGTTAGTTGTATGATCGCTGTTGCTGCAGCTGCTGCTGGAAATTCAACTGTGAATGTTCCACTAGTAACTGTTTTATCTCCACCAAAATTAATAGCAAGAATCGATCTATTAGTTGTGAATCCTGTAGTAGCAGTTGTATTATAAAGTAATAATCCTCTCGCTGTAAAAGAAGCTGATGTCCAACTTGTATTAGAAAAATCACAAATCGCTGTATCACTATCTAAGGTAGGATCAATATTTGTTAAAGTATTTCCTCCACCCGAGTAGCCTGAACTTGTTGTCGTAACTTCATAAGTTGAAGTTGGATCCGCAGCTGCATCTGCAGGCGCGGCATAAACTGTTGTTGATTTACTTAATGATGCATCGTTTGCTGAATAAAGAGCACATTTAATAGTATTCCCTGCGGGAGTACTTCCAGAGGCATTTAAACAATGTCCTCCTTGCAGGATTTCTTCTTTGAAACTGTTACAAATTTCCGATGCTATTGCCATATTTATCTCCTAATTATGGAGACGGGGACTTAACTGGTATTCTAACGGTTCCGTCAGTATAGTCGTCTCGTCTTCGTCTTCCAAGTTGCATTCCTGCAAACTGTTGTATAGCATTTTTATATTTATTTTCGTACAATGTCAACATATCCATTGGACCTTTTAAAAATCCATAAGCTTCCACCAGGCAGGCATATAGTAGCCCTTGTGGGAAGTACTTACTTAAATAAGTCCCAGAAGTTTTAGTCGCTAATCCTGCAGGTACCATATTGTAATATATTCTGTATAGATAATTTGCATCGGGTGTAGGGGCTAAATAAATACCTCCTGAAGTACTGTCAGAATCTCCAGTCGCTCCCCCAAACATAGCATAATATTTAGGAAATCCTGTAACATCTTGCCCTGTTCTATTGCCTTTTGGCCCCGTTAATCTATCGGTATATTCTGATAAATAAGTTTGATCTTTTTTCTCTAACCAAGTTCCATTACCTTCAGTGTTAGCTGTTGAATTAAATACTTCTACCCCTCTAATAAACAAAGCGCCTGTGTCACCTTTACTTCCTTTACCGGGTGAATTTATAGTATTAGCATCAGCAGCTAAAGTTCCTTCTGAAACATATCTGGCAGCATCCATAGGAAGCTCTTGATTAATTCTATATTCTGCATTTTCAATAAATCTGCCTAGAACAGCACCACTAAAAAGAGTACTGTCTATTTCAGTATAACTTCTAATGTCAGCTTCTAATGTTGAAAGTGTATATCCTGCCATTATAAACTCTCTATATTAAGAGGACTAATAACGCAATTAAATCCTCCTCCTGTTGCAGTGCCTGTTGCAGCACTTGGTAGGGTTATTGTAAAACTATTTTTTGCTGTAACAGTTGTTCCAGCATCATTAACACTAGTTGTCTCAACTAAAGAAGCAACTTTAAAAGACCCATAGACCGCGGCTCCGGAACTATGTGAATCAGCAGTTGTTGCTGAAGGCGTGTACCCTCTATAAACAGCAGAAGTTCCACGCGTACATCCTGTTAAATCATTACTTGATCTTCCAGTGTATTGAATAACTTCGTTTTGATATGTTCCCACTTTTAAAGGATCGGTTGTATCTGATGAAGTTAAAAGTTTTTTAATCATAATAAATCCAGCTGTAGGGAAATTAGATCCATCAGCCAAAGTAATTGTTGTAGCGCTATTTGTTATATCACCATTTAATGTTGTTTGTAATTGTAATTGTGCAACTGAAACACCACCAACAGGCTCTTTAACACCAGTAAATCTTAAAGAGTCATTAACTACTAATTGACTATTTTCAAATGCAACAGTTAAAGTTGTGTCCGATGAAGTTGTAAAAGGATTTAAAGGTAAAAAACCTTGTGTTCCAAATTCCGTTCTGGCTGGTCTTGCTCTTTGTAAAGCTTGTGGATCAGCACCTGTAGGTTTGGGTTGTAATTGTGGAGACTTAGGTTCGTATTCAGAACGATGAACCCATGCACCAGTCCATTCTCTAACCATTTCATTATATGGAAACGCCATACCTGATCTATCAGATATTGATAAAGCATATTTACCTTGTGAAAAAGTAGTCATTAACCAATCCCCGGATAGTAAATTTTAGGTGATATGTAAGTAGAGTTAGAAGAACCATCTTCATCTTCAGCTCTTAACAATTCATCTTCATATAACATTTTTAATTCTTGTACTCTTTGAGGGACATACTTAACCGATAAATAATAAGCAAGACCAGCAATCATACAAGGTATAAATCTGTAAGGTACGTCAGTTGCATTTGTATAAGCACCAACATCATCAATTCTTTTTGTATAATAAAAATTAATATAGTTTCCGTCTTGAGCTGCGCCCGGAGTTAAATATAAAGTCATTGTAACTTTATCTATTAATCTTTGAACCCAGTATTGGGTAGGAAGACCTGTAGCAGTTTTATTAGAAAAAGCTTGATACTGTGACCTGCTAATTTTTGTCATTGGTGTATCAATTGTAGTAGACTTTACTCTATAATCTGCTTCTTGAATATCTGTCACTCCGTTTGGAAACTGCAAAACTGCATCACTTGTACTATGACTAGCAGCAGTACTTCCATTAACACCTCTTACACATCCAGTTAAGTTTAAACTAGATATTCCGCTGTAAGTAATTTGTTCGCTGTTAATAGTTATGATACCACCAGTTGTTGGCATCCCAGTAACTGAAGCTACTCCAATTGTAGCAACACTTGAATTTATTCCTGCAGATAATGTAGTTGAGATTCCACTTGATGCACCGTCGGCAGGAGAACGATAAAAAGTATAGACAGATTGCCCGTCTACTAATGTAACATTTTGATTTTTTACTTCCCAAAAATGAAGTCCTCTATTACCCCATTCAGAAAATAAAATATTTAAAGATCTTTTTGCTGTTTTTAATTGGTAACCAGAAACACCCTGCATACCGATACGTTCGTATGCATCTTCAATAATTTCATCTATACCAAGGTTCTTATCAAAAACATAAGAGCCAGATGTTGTATTTGCCATCTAATCTCCTATCCATAATAAATGGTGCATGAATCAATATTTGCTAATGTTACATAAGCTGCAGTGGCAAATTTAACTCCATTACCACCAAAATTAAAGTTTAAAGTATCATTGCTTGCACTTCCACCTTTAAGATGAATTTTAATATCACCAGTTGCAGTAGTAGCATCTTGAATAGTTATTTCACCGTCTGCTCCAGTTAAGTGTGCGTTCAAACTTATAATTCTAACTGGTCCAAGATTCGCGGCTGATCCAGCTATGTAGCCTTGCAGTCTTCCTGAAGTCGCTAACTCTATTGAAGCTTTAACATCAGATAAATTTGTACCCATATTTTTATCTCCTTAAAAAGTGCTCCCGAAGGAGCACTTTAATTATTTATTAGGACTCTTTAGCCCAAACACCTTGAGCTTCAACTACTGTCCAAAAGTCAGTAGAGTTTAAAGACGCAATTTTAACAAAGTCACCAACTTTAGATGTTGATTTTGTATTAATCACATCTTTGTTATCTACCAAAGATCCTAGGTACAAAATACCATCATTTGAATTAGGACTAATAGTTAAAGTATTAGTTCCGTCTTCAGCCGTGTTTACAAATGTAAATGTATTTCCAATTGCAATCGCCGGAAGTGTGAATGTTGCACCGTCAGTTTTTGATGTAAAGGTTTTTCCTGAGTCCGTAGAAATAACTACTGTATAAGTAGATTCCTTTGGAACGATATTATATCCAGATCCTTCTTTACCAACCAAAACTGGTCCTCTGAATGTTGTTTTTGCCATATTATCCTCCTAGTTTTTATGAACGCAGTCTCTAGGCCGTCGACTATACTCGTCTACGTTCTTAATTAATTGTATAGTGATTTATTTATATAGTAGATTTAAGTAGAGTGCAAGGGATCCCTGCATGAAAGTACGGTTTCGGCGATGTG